TATGTCATAACCTGCATCCGTCTTATGATTTCGTTCGGGCATTCTAGCATTTTCTGATAATAGTTTTACTTGTAATGTGTTAGTCATTTTCCTGTTCCTCCTCATATTTATAGACAACTTGACTCGTCATAATCCCTACTGCTTCATCAAGATAAATATCTTCTTTGAGTGCATCTTGCATAGCATTAGGTAAACCCTCAAGTATTTCATCAAACGCTTGTGCTTTCTTATACACGTCTTCAATCTCTTTTAGTAATCCCTCTGTGTCATTGCCGTTATACGCACTAGCACTTATAACGGATTGTTCAATTTGTTCACGGTTATCCATTTGTGTCATCCTCCATTTGCCCTAAAAATTCGTAGAACTCATTTGTTCCGTCTAGTTCTTCCATTCGCGACAGTATAATATCTGCAGTGCTTTTACCTCCTATATAGAGAGCTCCTATCCTGTTCGCTTTGCTCTCAGGGTGTAGTTCTCTAATTTTAAAACAGTAATGTTCGTATCTTCCAAGCAATTCATTTTTGACTGTGCGCCACATGTTCTCCAACTCTTTGTTGCGTTTTCTTAACTTAGCTATATCCTCGATAAGCTCATCTCGTTGCTTCTTGTACTCATCACGTTCGTCTTTAAAAACTTTTGATTGAGCTCTAAAGTGTCTTATTGCACTTTGCTCATCAGTGATAGAGTCAACATTTTCAGCTCCATGTTTTTTCATGAAATTAATTAATTCTTCTCTTGTTGGTTGTATCATTATATTGCCTCCACTTTTTCGACTTCTATGCTTGCAGTTTCGAACGGGAGCTTTTTACGAATCAGTTTTAATACCATGTTCGTGGCTTTTTCCTCATTCGTACTTTTCACGAAATAATGTTTCTTTAATTTATAATCACATTTAGATGCAAAGAACTTGATACAAAGACATACTTTATAGGTTTGCATCATACTACCAACTCCCCATCTTTCCAAATTAATGTCATAGTTTTATCTTCGTTTAGTATATAAAACGCTCTGGAAGTACCGTCTATCAACTCTCTGATTGAATCATTTTCATATATTTCAAAACCTTCAATATCGTTTAGTTCTACTAGACAATCAAACTCAGTATCTTCAGTGACTTCCTCTGTGATTTCTACAGTAAAAATATCTTTATCTGTTACTACTTTTGTATAAAACCCATGCCCATCAGTTGAAAAATGTACTTCGCTACATTCTCCAAGCGTGCCCATTCTATCTGATTGAAACACTTTACTTTCAACTTGTTCAGGATTGTTCCATGCCCATTCCACCAGTTCGAGTAGCGTCATCTTCTTTTTTCTTTTAATCTTTGCCATTATTTCCATCTCCTCTAAAATAAAGTTAGTTGCTTCTGTTCCTCGTATTCCAAATCCTGTTGCTTTATATATGTTTCAAGCTCTTCAGCTGTATCAAATGTCTTTTTAACGCCTTGCCAACCTGGTACGATATGCCCGTGAAAGTAATAAGTGCTGTTTACTACATGGATATGTGCCACTCCTTCGTTATCCTGATACAGATATCTCTTAGATCCAAAGAATTGATTTAGGTATTCTTTGCGTGCGTTATCTGTCATAGTCATCACTCCTTTTAACAATTAGGTAGACCAAACGACATGCATTCATCATATAGCTCTTCGTTCCTTATGCTTGTCTTATAGTTTTCAATCACATTGCTAACTTCTTTATGACTCATTGCTTTAATTTGTTCGTCTGTATATTTTTCGCAGTCTTCCAATTCCAGTTGTTCCTGTAATGACATCACATATTCAACTTGTTTTTGAGTTGCCATAGTTAACCCTCCCACAAATCAAAAGCTCTTTGGACGTAAAACTTCGCCTTTGCTAAATCCTCGTGTCCGTTTTTTAACGGCGCTCTTGACAAGTATTTGATTGCATTACCTATTGCGAATGCTAATTGTGGTGGGTACTGTGCCGTAACTTGTTCAATAAAATCTATAATTTCAATGTCGCCGTATGTGTAGTGCGCTGGTTGCTTAACATTGTCTTGTATTTCGTTCATATCTACTTTTCTGTTACTGATTATGCTCATTATGCTTCACTCCATTTCTTGAACATTTGGTTATAAGTGACATCGAACCAGTACGGATCACGTGAATGTTTTTGAGGTACATTAAACAAATGTGGCTTCTTTCTTCTTAGCTCAGCCTCTCTCTTTCGCTCTCTTTCCAATTTGCGTTCGAGTCTAGCTTGTTCCAGTCTTTCTATTGTTTTCTTTTCTCTGTACTCACTTAAACGCGTACCTTCTGGTGCGTCCATTGCTTCATGTAGTTCCCAACCGTCTTTTACTCTTTTAGAAACCATTCCAGGTGTTATACCGTGACTTTCTATTAATTCCATTTCAAATTTACTGAACCTATAAGGTTTATCATGTATCCTTACAATTCTTGCTGTTTTCGCCATTTATTCCACCTCTACATTTACATTTCTAATTTTTAAATTGTCATACTCTAGTATTTCGTCCGGATTGTTATATAAGTAATCTGCCAGTGCATCTTTTTCATCATCCACATCATCAAAATGCTGATATTCAACTTCGGTAGGTATTCTTATATCAATCGTTGCATTTATATATGCTTGTTGTTGCATTAAATCACTTCATTTCTCTTTTTCTTTTACGTCTGACTTTCACTAAGTCCTCATATACCATCCATTCTTGACCTGTGTATTTAGGCGCTTTACATATCCACGTTAAATTCGCATCTCTATACTGATATCTGAATATCTTCGCTTTGATGTTGGCAACTTCAGTCGCCTTACCTTTAACGTCTATAACTTCAACCAGTTTCCCTTCCTTCCACAAAGAGAAATCGGCTATATACGTAATCGGTCTTTGTTTCCCGAATTTAGGTTGTAATTCAAATTTCGGTTGTATTTCGATACGATCATAGTTAGTGCCATTCATATTACTTTCTAAATATTGGTAATATTCACACTCTACTTTGCTATCAAATACAATTCCTTTGTACTCAACTTTCTTAGCGTTGTATTTACTCATCGTCCACCTCTAAATATCAAATATCGTTGCTTGTAATCCTAGCTCTTGCTCATATAAAAGACCGTGAGCGCCTTTAAATCGTTTTAGGTCACTATCAGTCATAATTTTCTTTTCGTCGCTGAAATGGGCTCCTGTGAGCGAATAAACTTCATTTACGTTGTCTTTATACTTGATGACCTTAATATCTTCTGTGCCATCTTCTCGGTATAAGTAATATTTTTCTTTCGGCATTTTTAACACTCCTTAATATTCGACGATAGCGGGGCGTGTATGACGTTCTGCAAGTTTTTGGATAAATAGGTCGTACAACCTATTTTCATCGCCCTGTGCCTCGTCTATGAGTTTCTGAGCGTACATATCTGAACACTCAAGTTTAGTTTTTAAAAATTCTTTGGTTACCATGCATCTCGCTCCCTGAAATCGTCTCCGATTACTCTTACTTTTCTCGCATTGTGTTTCAGTCTTGAATTGATACGTTGCCAGTTCATATTTTGATTTAGTTCTTTATCACTAAAGTTAGTTGTAAAGATGTTGTTTTTACCTACTCTGTTATCAACAATGCTGAAAAGTTTATTTAAAGTGTGCTCTGTGTTTTCTACACCCATATCATCTAGTACAAGTAAATCAATATCACTTAGCAATCTGACTAGCTCGTCTGTAGTTTCAACTGCATTTTTGTTGTATGTCGCTTTGATACGATCCATCAACATTGGTATGTGCATAAAAGCAACTGTATGCCCTTTAGATTTGACTGCTTTTGCGATAGCGTATGCTAGATGGCTTTTACCAGTTCCATATGAACCTTGCAATATTAATGATTTTGGTTCTTTTGTAGAGAAACCCTGTACATACTCTATTGCTGTTTGTTTAGCTTTTACTTGTTTTTCATTTTGTGGCTTATAGTTGTTAACCGTTGCATCTCTTAATGACGGATTAACATTTGATTGATTGAATATGTTGTTTATCTTCCGTTGCTTGTTTCGCTTATATTCCTCATAGATTTCACATTTGCAACCGTCTTTATACTCGTAACCATTCGGGTGTTTTTTAGTAGGAGCAAACTTATATAAGTCGTATTCACTTCCACATCTCTCACATTTCAATCCTTTTTCGACATGAGTAGGTTGATATTTTTTCAAGCTTTCGTTTATCTTTTCGCTGAATAGTGGTTTCATAATATCCCCCTAATCCCAATAACTTTCGTCGTACTTCATGCGTTCCAATTGATCTATGCCAGTTGGTTGCGCTTTTTGATTGAGGTACCCCTCAAATTTATTGCCAAAAAGTGTTTCTGGTCTAAGGTATTTATCGCTATCCGTGTTTAGCCACTCAGCTGTTTTGATATCAATCACCTTTTTAAAATCCTCCAACCTAAAATCTTGATTCCATCTTGCTTTAATAAAATCTTTTGATTTAGCTGTATTGTGTTTAAAATGCTTTCCTGTTTTTTTGTTTAAGTATTCGATAATTTCTTTATAGGGAATGGAATACACAGTCGGGTTGCCCGACAATATACTTCCATCATTATTAGTATTGTTATTATTAGTTAAATCATTATTAGTACTATTATTATTAGTAGTACGCCCTTTTCGGTTTTCCGTTTTTCCGTTTTCCGAAAACCCGTTTGCCGATAATCCGTTTTCCGAAAATGGCATTTCGGTTGGTTTTTCGTAAACTAAGTATTCAAAACCTTTAAACACACCGTTTTCAGCTCTTTTTTGTATTCTGTGAACATATTTATTATCCATAAGTTCTTGAACGCCACTATTGATTGATTTTTGTCCATCATTCATATGTTTAACTACTTCTGACGTGTATATTTGCCAATTGTCAGGACGACTTAGGAAATACAATAATATCCCTTTAGCTTTAGCACTTAAATTACTATCGAACACAAAAGATTTATGCACAGTTACAAAATCGCCACTTTCTTTTATCGTTCTAAATGTTGCCATTTCGTTATCTCCTTTCTGGTATAATTTTATTATCGCTATTGCGTTAGATTGGGGGTGAATAATTATGGATCCTATTTTAGGTAAAGGTATTGATAAAATTATTGAAGGCGCATCAAAAGGGCCTGTAGAAACATTCTCTAAAACTTGGGAACTTGTCTTTGGGAAATTCCACCTTTATGTGGATAAAGTTATTTATCGAAGAGAAGTAGAATTTGAAAAATTCAAAGAACAATTTAAAAAAGAAATATCTTCTGTACCTGAAAATAATTTACAAGAACCACAATTTTCTCTTCTAGGTCCTGCTCTAGAAGCTTCAAAGTTTTACATTAGTGAAAAAACTTTAAGTAATATGTTCGCAAAACTAATAGCATCATCTATGGATGACAGAAAAAACTCATTAACCCACCATTCATTTGTTGAAATAATTAAACAATTATCCCCAAATGATGCTATTCTTTTAAAACATTTAAAGAATCACGAAGTACATCCTGCCGTTAAATATAGAGCGGTTTTAAACCCAAAGAATGACGGTATGAATATATCGGACACGTTAATAAAAGACTCTCCGTTAGATATAGAATCAACCGAAATTTCAATTAATAACCTAGTAAGGTTAGGGGTTTTAAATGAAACTTTTGACATGTCTTACTTAACAAAAAAAGGAATTTATAATAAGTTTTATGCTCCTCAGTTTTTAAATCACTTTAATAAGATTATAGAAAAACAAAGATTTGTTTCGGGATTAGAATTTGTTAAAAGAATGTTAAAGTCAGGACACAACCTAGAAACAATAAGTAAACTTTCTGGCATTGAATTTGAAGTATTAAAGTTACATTACAGCCCCTGGGTAATAGACATCAAAAAAGGCTCAATTAGTTTGTCCGCCTATGGTAAAGCTTTTGTAAAAACCTGTATTAACTAAACGGAGATTTTAAAATTTTCTCCACTTTTACAGCATGCATAGCATTTCTAATCTCTTCCGCCAAGATGACGATTAGGAGTGCTATTTTTATTATTCTTAGTCTATTCATTCCTTTTTCTCTCCTTTCAACATTTTATTGAGCCTCTCATCAACTTTTATCCACGAGTCATGCAAGTGATATTTATCATCAAACGACTTAACACCAATTGCATGTTGCTCGTTGTGATGTTCGCGACATAACGCTAATACATGTTTGTCGTAGTGATTCATCTTGTTTCTGTTCATGCCTCTACCTACTGCTTCGTAATGTGCTAGGTCAGCGTGAGGCTTTCCGCAAATTACACAGTTGCGGTTGATTGTAGCCCAATATAATAACGCTTTATCTTCGCTTAACAACTTACTCGTTTCTACACTCATAGGTATTTGATGATGAAACATAAACGCTATAATCAGTTCTATTAACTCCCTTGCAACTTTCATTGAACAGTCACGCAGACTGATTTCTTCATAACCTTTCATAATTTCCAATTCTGTTTGTAATAATTTTCTAGTTGATTCCACTGGTTCGCCCCAGTGAAGTTCTATATCTCTACACATTGCGAATATTTTTTTGCGTTGTTCTATAGATAACTTTTTATTGTCCGGAACCTCTACTTCTGCTTTTAGTGGATATCCGTTTTCTAGTAAGTCAATGTGACTTTGTTCAAGTTCAACACCAGTAGCAACGACGGAATAAGTACCGTCATTGTCTTTCTGGTATCTTGTAATGTATTGCATTTAAACCACGTCCTAGAACGGTAAATCATCATCATTGATTTCTATTGGACCATTAGCATTAGCGAATGGGTTTGATTGTTGACTCATTGGCGTCTGTTTCCCATTTGCTTGCTGTTCTTTTTGTTTCATCTCATCAGTTTTAGGTTCTGGTTTATTAACTACTTCATCGTCTTTATTCCAAACTTTTACATATGAGAGTCTTACAAAATACTTGCCTTGTTCCTCGTTAAATTTATTTTTAAGTACAATAGTTCCGATTTTGTTAATTAATTGATCTGTGTCAAAAGTTAAATCTGGTAAGTTCAATTTAATTCCTAATCTACTAAGTAACTCGATATATTGTTTTTCTTGATAATCTTGTTGGAATGGTGGGACGAATTGGTTGTGTTTGTATTGTTTACCTTCGTTGTTTTCAAAAACAATCGTGAAGTATCTGTTTTCTCTGTCGTTAAACTCGACATTTGCAACTTTTACTGTAAATTCTCCAGCTCCTAAAAAGTCCCCACCTTTCATGAATGCCTCTTGATTAGTTCCTTGAATGTATTGTGTTCTACCAGTGATTTTCATAATTTTTATACCGTCCTTTTAATTAATTTTTAATTACCATTTCTAATTGCTTGTACAACATCGTTAATACTTGGATTAATGAAACGTTTGTTGTTAATTTTAATGTTGCTTGAGTGTCTTATCTTTGTCTCGAATAAGTTTGATGGTTCAGCGTTAAGAACATATTGATAAGCTTTTTCGCCGTCTTGCTCATGTTCTTCTATTGTCATTCTTGCTAACACATCAGATTGACTGATGACCGCTTTTTTTATTTGATCTTGTGCCTCTATCGTGATTGTTGGATTGATAGTGCTACCCTCATCATCTTTGTCTTTGTTAATTCCCTCGTGTCCACTTATAGCAAGATGGAATTGATAATGTTCTTGTAATTTAGAAATATAACGATAAATACTTACAATGCGTGAAGCACACTCGCCCCATTCATTAAATGTTGGTTTCTTTAATTTTCCGTCCATGATGTCGTCCATAGTGATATCACGTAGCTTTTGGATTGTTTCAATCACTACAACATCAATTTGTTTTCCGTTTTCTCTTAGTTGTTCAATAATTTTAGGCAACATTTTAACCACTGCACTAAAATGCTTATAATTCTTAATCTGCACAACTGCCCCATCTTCTGTTACCGTTGTTCCGTCCTCATTTATATCTAGTACTAAGGCATTGTTATCTTTTGTTAAAAACGTAGTTTTACCAGTACCGAACTTGCCGTATATCGCAAATTTATAAAACTTGTTTGCATTTTGTTTGCTGATGTCTTTTACATCTAGTTGCGTTAAAATATCGACATCTTGATTAGTTTGTTCAGTCATGTTCTACCTCCTCGTACTCAATTGTTTCTGTCACTGTTTTCTTGATTGCTTTGTGATAATCCATATTGATACTCGCTTCTTCCATACCGTTAAACTCCCTAGCTCTATTTCTATTTGTGGAGTAACTAATATCTGAATTGTTATCAGTTGGTTTGTTAGTTATATAAATTGGCATATCCCTATGACGAATGATATAAGTTACAGTCTGCTTCATAGCAACCTCCTACCATTTCATGACTAAGTTAATTAGTCTGTCATAATCATCTGCGTTTTCTTCAATCCATTCGTAAATAGATTGATTTAATATGTCTAATGCTGTGTATAGATCGTTCTCATTAGTTATGTTTATGCCGTCGATAAACTTATCTTCTAAATCTAAGATATTCACCAGAATGCTGTGGTCCTTCTTCTTAACTGCTAATTTAAAATCAAATCCGTCTACATTAATTACCTTCTGACATACATCGCCTATTTCGTAATACATCTTGACTTCCTCCGTTTTTCGTTTTATATTGAACGTGAATTAATTTTGCTAATCGTTTGTCTCTGTTACTTGTTGGCGCAAGTAGCAGTTTTTTTATCTTATTATCAGAGATGCTTCATAAATTGTGCCTTTTGGTTCGCCCGGCACTACTATTTGGCCGACCATTAAATATTGATGCACTCTTCTTCTGGATGATTTCTTAAGTTTTAAATTGTGTAATACTATGTCTCCAGTATGTCTATCTAAATATTCAACAAGATAATTTCTGTTCTGAGCCGACATGTAAATATGCGGGTTGTTGTACTTCTTTCTATATTCAGTGATCGTTTTAACTTCATCATCACTTAAAACAGCTTGTTCTGCCTTTCTTTCCCATTCCACACTAGGTTTAACGTATTCTTCAAACCAAGTCATTTAATCATCCACCCCATAAAAGTATTCTTTATAAAATATGAATGTCCCTATACTTGCGAATCCTGCAATTGACCACGCTGTAGTGAAGTATAGAAACGGCATGAGTACAATTGCTAAGACTGTGAAGCATAATACTGCTAATAGATAGCTTTTATAAATGTTACTCATTTTCTTTTTTCAACTCCTCCATTATTCTCTCGTCTGATAAGTCGTGATAAGGGAATTTTTTCCTAGCTAATTGGACTGGTATTCTGCCTCGTATCGCAATGTACCCTTCGTCTTCAAGCTCTTTATTCAGTTCTCTTATTATTTGTCCTGCTTTGGATTTTGAAACAGATAAAATTACCGCAAGTTCTTTAGCTTGCAAACTATTTTTCATCATATCTTTTCCTCCTTTAAAATAACTGTTGATTCTCTGGGTTATCTGCTTCGTAATTATCTGCAATAATACTTTTAGCGAAAAAGTCCAAACTGACCTTATATAGGTTGTTCATAGATTTCTTTACGTTAACCCCTTCCTCAAGTACATAAGGCACCCTAAAATCATTTATAAACAGTCCGTTTTCGTCTAAAGTAACGGTTGGTAATTCAGGTTTGTTCCGTCTATAAACTTCTCCTAGTGTAGGTTTTTGCTTTTCAGCTTGTTTAGTGAAGTCGGAAAATGCCTTAAGTAGTTTTATTCCTGAATCAGGATCACTGTGTCGCTCAATCGTTTCTGCTGTAGACTCTTTACTAAAATCATTCCGATTGATTACAGGCTTTCTCGTATTTCGTTCAATCTTCCAAACCTTCCACGTCACAACTGCCATTGTGGTGAGGAGGGTTGTTTTGTATAGTGCGTTCATTTGTAATTCCTCCTATTAAGTTGTTTGTTCAATTGTGTGTTATTCTTCTTCGTCTAAATCAAAGTGCTGTTCGATTTGGTCAATTGCCCACTCAATCATTGATTCAAGGTGTTTCTCTCTGTCGACTTCGTAAGTGTGCTCAATCTCGCCTGCATATGTCACAGTAAGAGTATCTTTGTGTGTGTATGTTTGACTTTTGTTTTCTTTAACTGCATAAAGTGTTAATACTATATTGTTTAGCTTTTCTTTTTGTTCTGGTGTCATTTACGCTCCCCCTAAATTAGCTTCATAACCGAATTCAGTCATGATTTCATGTATTTTCAATCTGCCTTTTTGTGTCCATCTAGTTTGTAAAACTGTGTCTTCTCTGCCATCAGAACGCACAATTGTTATAGTGTCTGAATCTGTGTAACTCTTGCCCATGTGTTCTGAGTAAAGCACCCACTGTTTATTTACTTTTCGTTGTAGTCTAGCTTCGTGTAGTAGTTTGTTTAACTTTTGTGCTGATATACCGTAGTCTGCCGCGATTTGAGTTGTGGCTAATGTGCCAGTTGACTTTAAGATTTCATCTACATAGTCTGCTTTGGGTTTTAGTTCTCCGATTTCTTGTTGTAAAAGTAAGTTTTGCTCTTTTTCTTTCTTATACTCAGTCAACACTGTAATGATGTAGTCTGGATCTTTTAATGTTTGTTCAATTACATTGTCTGTTGCGTATATACCGTGTTTTCGAATAGCTGGTAGGACATCTGATGTTACCCATCGTTTGAATTTCCGAGCGGTTTCTCTAATGTTTTCGTTTTTACTTTGTTTAGAAGCATCGAAGATTAAACTGTATAATCCTGATTCGTTGATAATGATCATATTTCTGTTTTGACCTGATGCACTAAATTGGTGCGTCAGCTTGTCCTCGCTATCAACATGATTTCTGATGGCATTGTCTGTCCTTGCATACCCTAAAATCTCAGCAATATCTTTTCCTACAAAATAAGGTTCGTTTTCAATTTCCACTGTTCTTACTGGTAGCTCTTTAAAATTAAATGTTTGTAATGCTTGCATCGTTCATTCCTCCTTTTAAGACATTTGTTTCCCTTCGACTAAAACGTATTTAAAATACGATTCATCTTTTAAAAAAATAATCTCATCAATAGAGATATTTAATGTTTTGGCAATTCTAAAAGCATCTCTAGGTTTAATCATTTCTGGGTTATTTTCCCAAATGTTATAAGTAGATGGTGAAATGCCAAGTTTTTCAGCAAAAGACGACTGGGTATAACCTTTTCGTTTTCGCCATTCATCTAATTTCAGACTTTGTTTGATGTAGTTCATTTTTTAACCTCCTTGTTAAGTTCTGACTAAAGTATATCGTAATTTAAATACGATTTCAAGTGTTTTTCGTAATTATTTTAGAATTTTACGTATTTTTATTTTCGTAAATCGTATTTTAAGGGTTGCAATTACGATTTTTCATAGTATAATAAAAGTGTAAAAAACATTATATATAAGGAAGGAAAACAAAATGGCTTTCAAAAATTCCATAAAAGAAATCAGATTGAACAATAGATTGTCTAAAGTTGAGATGGCTAGAAAATTAGATGTTTCCGAAGGTACTATAAGAATGTGGGAAAGCGGAAGAACTGAACCTAGAATGGGTATGGTCGAAAAAATTTCAAGTTTGTTCAATGTTTCTAAAGGTTATCTCTTAGGAGAAATTGAAGAAATTGTTTTACCCGAATTTGATAGCGAAATCGAGGTTCCATATTTCGGTAAAGTTTCTGCTGGAAATTTCGAAGAAGTTGCAATTGAAAATGAAAAATTAAAAGTTCCACCATTTGCTTTTAACGGTCGTAAACCTAGCGAATGTATAGCACTAAAAATAAACGGAGATAGCATGAATAAAATACTCGCTAACGGTTCTTATATAATTGTCCATGATTATAGAAAGTCTTGTGATCATAAACTTAACAGCAACGACATCCTTGTATTGCGTCTAGGTGGTGAATATACAGTTAAACGTGTGAGACGTACTGAAACAAAACTACATTTAGACCCAGTAAGCTATTCAGATGAATTTAAAACTAATTCTTACGATTTAGATTCTATTGATGAAATCGAAGTGATAGGCAAAGTTATTTATAACTATCGAATTTTTGATTAATAGCGTCTATGTGGCGCTTTAATATAAACCAAATGAAGGAGAAATTGAAAATGGCAGGAGATAAATTAACTTTTAAAGAAATTCTAACAGAAACAAAAATGTTTAGTAAGTTAAGCAATAGAAAGATTGACATGTATAAAAAAATGACAACAGATGAAAAAAGAAAGATATTAAATGATTTTAAAGAAGGAAAAGAACTTGATATCCAACTTTATAAATCTGAAAATTTTAAAAACACTAACGAAGAATACGAATCAAAATCAGCTAAAAGTTTAAACGGACAAGGTATTAAAGAAGCTACCGACGTTACGACTTACGCATATCAAAAGCAAAATATTAACCCTACACTATTGAAAGTCTACAACGGTTTAGGTACATTCACAACAAACGTAGATAAACAAGCTAAATTCGTATTCTACGATACGCAATTAAAACAAAACTTTGTCTCTATAGCTCAACGAGACGAACTAATAAAGCAAAATAATAGAATTATCGAGCAAAACAACGAAGTCATAGATTTATTAAAACAAATAGCAAATAAAGGAGTGTAAAACATGAAAAGATTATTATATTTAATTTTAGCTAGCGCGTTAGTATTAGGTGCATGTGGTAGCAACGACGGCGATAAGAAAGAGGAAAGCAAGAAAGCGGAAACAAAGAAAGAGAACAAAGACAAAAAGAAAGAAACTAAAGACAAAGCAGAAGTGAAAAAAGAAAATGCTAATCAAAACGATAACAATAATCAAGTAAACAACGATAACAACACAAATGTTAATGATCATCAACAAACTAATAACGCACCTAAACAAAATCAAACACAAAATAATCCCACTTCTAATAAAAACAACAATGCACCAGTGAAAGATGAGTTTTCAAGTGACACATCTTATAACGCTTATCAAGAAGCTAAAAGAGCAACAGAAGAAAACAAACGTCAGAATGGTGGCCATACTGCCGGTATAGGTGGTTCATGGGCAGTACAAGACGGACAAGACTATAATTCATGGAAGAAAGCACAAAATGATTTCGACAATTTCAAACGTCAAAATAGCGAAGTGATTCAACAATAAAATTTCGGGTAGCCCGCCTACCCTTATTATTTTTTTGCCAATTTTGAGGAGGGAGAAGCAAAATGCCAGTATATAAGGATGATAATACAGGTAAATGGTATTTTTCTATTAGATATAAAGATGTATACGGTAATAACAAACGTAAGATGCAACGCGGTTTTTCAACTAAGCGTGAAGCTAAGAGAGCAGAGGCTATTTTTTTGAATGACGTAAACGAAGGATATAGCGATTCAAAAACTTTTGATTATGTTTTTCATCACTATTTAGAAAATAGCGATTTGAGACCTAAAACAAAACGACGCAAGCAAAATGAATATCATAAACACTTTAAAGCTAAGTTTGGGCACATAAAAATGAATAAGATAACACAAAATCAATGCCAAGAGTTTCGTAAATATCTAATAGAGAATGTAGCGTCAACAAATTCTGCTCGTACAATTTGGTCAGGTTTTAAAGTTGTAATTAATTATGCTAAAAAATACTTTGGATTACGTACAGATCCAACAATATCAATTAAACCTATTCCGCGTGTAAAGCCAAAACCTAAGTTTATGATGCGTGAAGAATTTGAAGAAAGAATCAAAGATATTGAAGAGCAAGATTACAGAGAGTTATTTACATTAATGTTTTATACAGGTTTGAGGATTGGCGAAGCTATGGCGCTTGTTTGGACAGACTACAATAAATACAAAAAAGAGATATCCATAAATAAAACAATGGACATCTCTAATAGAACTATATATCCAAGACCAAAAACAGATAGTTCAGAGGATATTGTTCCTTTACCTAAATTCATCAATACAATGTTAACTGAACGACACCAACGTGAAAAAGAGTTAAACAAATATTTTGATGAACGTAGTTATTTTATTTTCGGAGGAATGGCTCCCAAACATTATAGTCATGTTCAAAAGAAATTCCAAAAAGCTTTCCCCCATTATAACATTCACGCGTTAAGACATTCTTATGCATCTTATCTTGCAAATAATGGTGTAGATATTTTCGTTTTACAGTCACTCATGAGACATGCTCAAATCACTGAAACGATGGGCACTTACAGCCATTTATATACTCAGAAAAAACACGATGCAATAGCCATTTTTGACAAGTAAATGGTATCAAAATGGTATCAATAGCCATTTCCAGAAGTCAAGAATGGCTTAACAACGCGGTTTAAAGCTATCCAATACTACCTTCCATTTCGAACTTGATTAAACGGTTCATTTCGACCGCGTATTCCATTGGAAGTTCTTTTGTAAATGGTTCGATGAATCCCATAACAATCATTTCTGTCGCTTCTTCTTCAGAAATACCACGACTCATTAGATAGAATAATTGTTCTTCAGAAACTTTTGAAACCTTGGCTTCATGTTCTAATGATATTTGATCGTTGAATACTTCGTTATATGGAATTGTATCTGATGTTGATTCGTTATCTAAGATTAATGTATCACATTCAATATTTGAACGAGCGCCTTTTGCTTTACGTCCAAAATGTACAATACCACGATAAATAACTTTACCACCATTTTTAGAAATAGATTTAGAAACAATCGTTGAAGATGTATTTGGCGCTTTATGAATCATTTTAGCACCGGCATCTTGAACTTGTCCTTTACCAGCAAATGCAATAGATAATGTACTACCTTTTGCACCTTCACCTAAAAGAACACAGTTTGGATATTTCATCGTTAACTTAGAACCTAAGTTACCATCTACCCATTCCATATTTCCGTTTTCATAAACAAAAGTACGTTTTGTAACTAAATTGTATACATTGTTCGCCCAGTTTTGAATCGTAGTATAACGAACGTGCGCATCTTTATGCACAATGATTTCCACAACAGCAGAGTGTAAAGAACTAGTTGTATAAACTGGTGCAGTACAACCTTCTACGTAATGTACAGAAGCACCTTCATCAGCAATGATTAATGTACGTTCAAATTGACCCATGTTCTCAGAGTTAATACGGAAATAAGCTTGTAGTGGCGTATCTAGTTTGATATTTTTAGGTACATAAATGAACGAACCACCTGACCATACCGCTGAGTTTAACGCCGCAAATTTGTTATCTGCTGCAGGTACTACAGAAGCAAAGTATTTTTTGAATAATTCTTCATTTTCTTGTAAAGCACTATCTGTATCTTTAAAGATAATACCTTTTTCTTCAAGTTCTTTTTCCATATTATGGTAAACAACTTCAGATTCATATTGAGCAGAAACACCAGCTAAATATTTTTGTTCAGCTTCAGGAATTCCTAATTTATCGAAAGTTCTTTTGATTTCTTCTGGCACTTCATCCCATGAACGTTCAGCTTGTTCTGAAGGCTTTACATAGTAAGTAATGTCATCGAAATTCAATTCTGATAAGTCGCCACCCCATTGAGGCATTGGCATTTTATAAAACAATTTTAATGATTTAAGACGGAAATCTAACATCCATTCCGGCTCATTTTTCATGTTAGAAATTTCTCTAACGATATTCTCAGTTAAACCACGTTCTGATCTGAAAATGGACACATCATCGTCGTGGAATCCATATTTATAATCCCCAACATCAGGTGCTTTTTTAGCCATTTCAATCACTCCTTAAAAATATATTTACAACGGCGTGCGTAAGTTTTTAATTCATGATGTAAACCATATTATAACAATGACATGACATCTTATAAAAATTTTTATACTTTTATATGTCTAATATCAAAATCATCTATGATTAACAGCATTCTATTCTTCTTCAGTCGTACCTTCTGCTTTACCTTCTTTAGCAACAGTACCTTTTTCCAATGCTTTCCAAGCTAATGTGGCACATTTAATACGAGCTGGGAATTGAGATACACCTTGCAATGCTTCAATATCTCCCATTTCTTCTGTAATCACATAGTCTTCACCAAGCATCATTTTCGTAAATTCTTGGCTCATTTGCATTGCTTCTCCAAGTGAATGACCTTTAACAGCTTGTGTCATCATCGATGCACTTGCCATTGAAATCGAACAACCTTCACCTTCAAACTTAGCATCTTTTATAATGCCGTCTTCTATATCAAATGTTAGTCGTATACGGTCACCGCATGTCGGGTTATTCATATCTACTGTCATAGACCCGTTATCTAATACACCTTTATTTCTAGGATTTTTATAATGATCCATAATGACAGATCTATATAATTGATCTAGATTATTAAAATTCATAAGAGAAAAACTCCTTCGTTTGTTTCAAGGCATTTATTAACTGATCAATGTCTTCTTTCGTGTTGTATATATAAAAACTCGCTCTAGCTGTTGAAGACACATTTAACCATTTCATTAACGGTTGCGCACAATGATGCCCAGCTCTAACCGCTACACCTTCTGTATCTACGGCTGTAGCAACATCGTGTGGATGTACATCTTGTAAATTAAACGTTATTACACCTGCACGACGATCCTTTGGCGGGCCATAAATTTCAATTCCTTCAATTGCAGACATTTGCTCATAAGCATATATCGTTAATTCTTGTTCATATTTATGAATTGCATCAAAACCTATGCGTTCTAAATAGCGAATAGCTTCTGCAAGCCCAATTGCTTGTGCAATTAATGGAGTACCCGCCTCAAATTTAGTAGGTAAATCAGCCCATGTTGCATCATACTTACTTACAAAATCAATCATGTCGCCACCGAACTCAATCGGTTCCATTTTTTGTAGTAACTCACGTTTACCAAATAATACGCCAATACCTGTTGGTCCAAGCATTTTATGACCACTAAAACTATAAAAATCAGCATTCATTTCTTGCATATCAAGTTTCATATGTGGTGCTGCTTGCGCCCCATCAACACTGATAATTGCGCCATGTTGATGAGCTATTTCTGCAATGGTTTTAACATCATTAATTGTACCGAGTACATTAGAAATATGTGCAATAGCAACGATCTTTGTTTTATCATTAATCGTTTGCTTAATATCTTCGATGTTTAATTCACCGTCAGCTGTCATTGGTATAAATTTCAATGTCGCATTTTTACGCTTTGCTAACTGTTGCCAAGGAACAATATTGGCATGATGTTCCATTTCAGTGACAACAATTTCATCGCCCTCTTCAACATTTGCATCACCATAGCTATGTGCTACAAGGTTAATCGACGCAGTTGTTCCGCGTGTGAAAATGATTTCTTCAAAATACTTCGCATTAATAAAACGACGAACGGTTTCACGGGCATTTTCATAACCATCAGTTGCCAATGATCCTAATGTATGAACACCACGATGAACGTTTGAATTATAACGCTTGTAGTAATCCTCTAAAACATTTAACACTTGCACAGGCGTTTGACTTGTCGCTGTTGAATCAAGATATGCTAAACGTTTGCCATTGACTTTTTGATCTAATATCGGAAAATCCTTGATTACTTCATTAACGTCAAATGAGTGTTCGGCCACTTCATTCACGACCTTTCTTAAATAAAAATCCTAATCATTTAAATACTGACGTTGTATTAGTCTTATACCAATATCGACAGTCTATATCTATTACAAACTTTTATTTTCAAAATATTATTTAGAAACTTTGCGTTCAATTACTTCTCTCAATTGACGTTTAACGTCTTCGATAGGTAATTCACGTACTACTGGATCTAAGAAACCATGTATAACAAGACGTTCCGCTTCTCTTTGAGAAATACCACGACTCATTAAATAGTAAAGTTGATCTGGATCAACACGACCTACTGATGCAGCATGACCAGCTTGTACATCATCTTCATCAATTAATAAAATAGGATTCGCGTCACCACGAGCATGTTCAGATAACATTAATACACGTGATTCCTGATTAGCAATTGATTTAGTTCCACCATGCTTAATGTAGCCGATACCATTAAATACAGATGATGCATGTTCTTTCATAACACCATGCTTAAGGATATAACCATCTGTTTCTTTACCATATTGTACGATTTTAGATGTTAGATTAATTTTTTGTTCGCCTGTACCTACAACTACTGATTTAAGTGAACTTGTTGAACGATCACCAAATAAATTTGTTGTATTATCAATAATTTGGCTACCCTCATTCATTAAACCTAATGCCCAATTAATTGAGGCATCCGCTTCAGTAATACCACGTCGAATGATATGACCTGTAAAGCCTTTATCCATATAGTCCACTGAGCCATATGTGATATTGGAGTTTGCGCCAGCAATCACTTCAGAAATAATATTTAATTGATTTCCTTCACCAGATGCATTTGATAAGTAATTTTCAACATATGTGACTTCGGCGCTTTCTTCAGTAACGATGATAACATGGTTATAAAAGCTTGCATTTTCGTCGTCGTGCAACACAACGTATTGTACTGGATGTTCTACAACCACATTTTTAGGAACATAAACAAATACGCCACCATTAACTAATGCCGTGTGTAGCGCTGTGATACGATGTTCATCTACTGTTACTGCATCTTTCATAAAGTACTTTTGTACTAAATCACTATGGTTCATAAGAGCGTCTGCTAAACCTTCAACGATAACGCCATCTT